ATTCTTTTTAAAGGAAATTTATCATGGCTATTCCTAATTCTGGCGGTGGTTACCAATTCACTGATGGCAACACCAATGAAATCATCATGGGCGTTCAACCAGCGCCTAATACGGCAACTGCTACGGCCACTTTGACCGTTGCACAAGTTACTGGCGGCATCTTGGTAGGCAATCCGTCTACCACGGCGGCAACGTACACCATGCCTACTGCGGCGGCAATTGACGCGGTGTTCACCAACGCAAAAGTTAACAGCACGTTTGATTTGACAGTTATTAATTTAGGCACTTCAACTGGCCTAATCACAATGGCTGTGGGCACCGGCATTACTGCGGTGGGCAACTTGGTTGTTGCTATTACCGGCAGTGCAGCGGGTGTTGGTGGCGCGGGGCAATTCTTGTTCCGCAAAACCGGCGATGCTGCATACACTGTGTATCGTATAGCCTAAACTTGGATGGGGCTTCGGCCCCGTTCTATAAGGAAATAATTATGGCAAATACAAAATCTATTGGTGTTGCTTTTGAAGACCAAGACCTCAAAGGTTCAGCAACAATTTATGCCCTTGCTGGAAGTGGGCAGCTTGGATATAACACTGGAAGTTCTACTACGGCGCCTTCAACTGTTACTCAAGCTACAAGCAAATCTACTGGCGTAACTATTAACGCGTCTGTTGGTCAAATTGTGACAAACAATGCTGCTTTGGCCGCCGGTGTTGAAGTAGCTTTTGTTGTGACAAATAGTGCGGTAAGTGCCTATGATGTTCCAATTGTGGCATTAGCAAGCGGCGCAGCCACGGCGGGAACGTATTTGCTTTCGGTGGCCGCTGTAGCTGCCGGATCATTTACCGTAGTAATTTCAAATGCATCCGCAGGCAGTTTGTCTGAGGCGCTAACTTTGAATTTTGCTTTAATTCACGTTGCTCAAGCGTAAGAGGAAGGGAAGGCTAAAAACCTTCCCTTTCATTTATGGAAATATACCTCGCTCACCCCGTTCATGGCCGCAAAGTTGCCACTATGGAACTTGAAGCCGAATATGATGAACAAAACGGCTGGACACGATATACTCAGGATACGCCCCAAGTCACCGAGGCGGCTCCTGTTAACGCACTGGAAGTAAAGCGCCGTCGTAGAACCGAAACCGAAGGAGCCTAGTCATGGCGACATACACTGCTGGCGATCAGATTAACCGAGCGCTAAGATTGCTTGGCGTGTTGGCCGAAGGCGAAACTACTTCCGCGTCAGTGTCGCAAGACTCCCTAACGGCGCTCAATCAAATGATCGACTCATGGAACACTGAGCGATTGTCCACGTTTGTCACCCAAGACCAGACGTTTATTTGGCCTGCTGGGTTTATATCGCGTGATCTTGGGCCATCTGGCGATTTTGTAGGTTTGCGTCCTATTCAAATGGACGACGCAACTTATTATCGTGACCCTGGCACAAATGTGTCGTTTGGTATTAAGTTCATTAACCAACAACAATACGACGGTATTGCGGTTAAAACTGTAACGTCTACTTATCCACAAGTCTGTTGGGTAAACATGGGTTTTCCAGACATTACGCTAACAATTTATCCCAAACCAACACGCGATCTCGAATGGCATTTTATTAGTGTGCAAGAGTTGGATCGCCCTGCTGACTTGTCCACAGTCATGTATTACCCACCAGGCTATCTGAGAGCGTTTACGTACAATTTGGCTTGTGAAATCGCACCTGAGTTTGGCGTGGAGCCCAGCCCCCAGGTGCAACGTATTGCTATGACCAGCAAGCGTAATCTCAAGCGCATCAACAATCCTGATGATGTGATGTCGATGCCCTACGCCATTGTGGCGACTCGTCAACGCTTTAACATCTACGCTGGGAATTACTGATGAAAACGCCGATTCTTGGATCGGCCTACGTTGCCCGCAGTATCAACGCTGCGGACAACCGCATGGTCAACCTGTTCCCCGAGGCCATACCCGAAGGCGGCAAAGAGCCGGGCTTTCTAAACCGCGCGCCCGGCCTTCAATTCCTACAGACCGTGGGCACCGGCCCGATCCGAGGATTGTGGGCACACCAGACCAACGGCAGCGACTTCTACGTGGTATCCGGCGCAAACGTCTACAAGCTGACCAGCCTGACCGGCACGCCGCAGTTGCTGGGCACGCTTACCACTACTACCGGCCCGGTATCCATTGCGGATAACGGCACGCAAATATTCTTTGCCACCAACCCTGATGGGTTTATCTACAACGAAACAACTGGCGCGTTTGGACAAATTACCGACCCTGACTTTGCTGGCGCGGTAACGGTTAGTTATTTGGATGGGTACTTTGTTTTTAACCAGCCCAATAGTCAAATCATTTGGGTAAGTCAACTGCTAGATGGCACGTCCATCAACCCATTGGATTTTGCCAGCGCTGAAGGCTCGCCAGACGGCGTAGTTGGGCTTATTTCTGATCACCGTGAGTTGTGGGTGTTTGGTACTGACTCGGTGGAAGTCTGGTATGACTCGGGTGCTGCTGATTTTCCTTTGACCCGCATCCAAGGCGCGTTTAATGAGATTGGTTGCGTGGCCGCGTTCTCCATCGCCAAACTGGACAATGGCCTGTTCTGGCTGGGCACAGACGCCCGTGGGCAGGGTATTGTCTACCGCGCTAACGGCTACACCGGCGTTAGGGTTTCTACTCATGCTATTGAGTACGCCATCGCCCAATACGGCAACATCTCGGACGCTATTGCGTACACTTACCAGCAAGAGGGCCATGCTTTTTATGTGCTGACTTTCCCCACCGGCAACGCTACTTGGGTTTACGATGTGTCCACCCAAGTCTGGCATGAGCGGGCTGGCTTTGACAACGGCGAATTTATGCGGCATCGCAGCAATTGCCAATGCAACTTTGGCGGCAATATTATTGTGGGTGATTTTGAGAACGGCAACATCTACCAGTATGATTTGGATGTGTACGCCGACAACGGCGGCATTCAAAAGTGGTTGCGCTCATGGCGCGCGCTGCCGACCGGCCAGAACAATCTCAAGCGCACCGCGCACCACAGCTTGCAACTGGACTGCGAAACAGGCGTGGGGCTTAACTTGGGCCAAGGCAGCGATCCCCAAGTGATGTTGCGCTGGTCGGATGACGGCGGTCATACATGGAGCAATGAACATTGGTCGCCGATTGGCAAAATTGGTGCGTATGGTCATCGAACCTTTTGGCGTCGGCTGGGTATGACTTTAAAGCTGCGCGACAGGGTGTACGAACTGTCAGGCACTGATCCCAACAAGATAGCCATCATGGGCGCGGAACTAATACTTAGCCCGACCAACGCATGACTATTGGCAACACAACCAATATCACGCCTCCACGGGTGTCGTTGATTGACGAGCGCACGGGTGCAGTCTCGCGTGAATGGTATCGTTGGTTTTATAGCCTGTTTACTACTCTTGGTTCGGGCACAGGCATTATCCCCGTCGATTCTGGCGGTACTGGCCTGGGCACAATTCCAACCAACGGCCAACTGCTGATTGGTAACGGCACAGGGTATAGCCTTAACACGTTGGGCACCGGCGCAGGCATTTCAGTCACCAACGGGTTAGGCACAATCACCATTGCCAATACGGGCGTCTTGTCCTTTTCAGGCGGCACTACTGGCCTAACACCAGCAGCGGCCACCGCAGGCGTTGTAACGCTTGCGGGGACATTAATAGCCGTAAATGGCGGTACAGGCTATGCGGCGTATGCTGTTGGTGATTTATTGTATGCCGATACAACAACCACTTTAGCCAAACTACCTGACGTTGCCACTGGCAACGCTCTTATCTCAGGCGGCGTAGGTGTAGCGCCAGCTTGGGGCAAGATCGGTTTGACAACCCATGTAAGCGGCATCTTACCGATTGTTAATGGTGGAACTAACGGTTCTGCTACCCCTACGGCTTACGGTGTTGCGTATGGGACGGGGACGGCATATGCGTTTACGGCGGCAGGCACAACCGGCCAAGTGCTGACGGCCACCACGGGCAGCGCGCCGACTTGGGCTGCGCCTGCAACCAGTGGCACGGTCACTTCGGTGGGGCTGGCGATGCCAGTGCAGTTCGCGGTAACCAATTCGCCGGTTACAAGTTCGGGAACGCTTACGGCTGCTTGGAATACTCAAGCGGCAAATGTTCTTTTAGCTGGGCCAGCATCGGGCGCTGGAGCCGTACCTACTTTCCGCGCGTTGACGACGGCAGACCTTCCAGCTTTGCCGTATGGCACGGGCACGGTTACTTCTGTCGGCTTGTCGTTGCCATCAATCATGGCGGTCACCAATTCGCCGGTCACTACTAGCGGCACATTGACCGGAACGTTGACAACTCAGTCGGTCAACAGTATTTTTGCGGGGCCATCATCGGGCGCAGCCGCAGCGCCTACTTTCCGCGCGCTTACAACGACTGACATCCCTGCGCTGTCCTATGTAACTTCGGTTAGCGGCACCGCTGGCCGAATTACGGCAACAACGGGCCTAACGCCAATTATTGATTTAGCCAGCGGTGTTATCACGGCGGGGACAACGGGTTCAATTACGGCTATCCCCGTCATTACGGTTGACACTTATGGGCGTGTGACTAGCATTACAACGGCGGCTAACCCCCAAGGTACTGTCACATCTGTTGGGTTGTCGTTACCTTCGATAATGACGGTCACCAATTCGCCAGTTACCAGCAGCGGCACGTTAACCGGCACGCTGACCACCCAGGCGGCAAATGCTATTTTTGCTGGCCCATCTAGTGGGGCGGCTGCTGCACCTACTTTCAGGGCGTTGACAACGGCTGACATCCCCGCGCTGGCTTATGGCACCGGCACGGTTACTAGCGTATCGGTTGTTTCGGCCAACGGTCTTGCCGGTACAGTGGCGACGTCCACCACCACGCCAGCTATTACGCTTAGCACCACAGTTACCGGCCTGCTCAAGGGCAACGGTACGGCCATCTCGGCTGCGGTGGCAAATACGGACTATGTGCCATTGTCCACGGTCATAACCAAGACGGCTGACTACACCATCACCGGCACGGACACTTGGATCATCAACAACAAGACTGGCTCGGCCTTGACGTTGACGTTCCCTGCGGCCTCAAGCTGGACGGGCCGGTACATCACGGTCAAGAATATGCAAGCCCAAGCGGTCAACTCGGCATCTAGCAACATTGTGCCGATTGACAGCACAACCGCCGGTACGGCGATTTTGCTGGATGTGGTAGGAAATTGGGCGACAATGGTGTCAGACGGCACCAATTGGATTATTATGCAGGCTGCGTCTAACAACAACCTGTTGCTGGAGTAACAGATGCCCGTCATGTCCGAAGAATGGCAGATAGCCAATCAAGCAAACAAAAACCGATGGTTTTTGGGGAATCAAGACGCCATCGACTTTGTAAATCGGTTTTTTGACGCCGTAGAGTTGTGGGATGACTTAATTGACAAAGACGTTGAGATTACCGACGACCATATCAATCGCGTGTTTACATCTTTGATGTTTGCGCTTCCGGCTAACCCTTGGTTTGTGGCAAAGTATACTTACTACCAACCATTAATTATGGCGTCAATTAACGGTTTTCACGATTCCAATGAGATGTGTAACAGCGACGAAAAGCGTTTTCGTAGCCTTGCGTTTCACATCCGAAACTTTGGGATTGAGATACACATCGCCACTGCATTTTTGTTAGGTGGGTACGACCACATGAGAAAAGTATCCCGCGAAATACGCGAATTTTACGCTTTTGAGGAGTTTAATAATGCCTGATCCAGTTACAGGGTTAACAGCCGGTGCTTCATTACTTGGCGGCGCAATGTCCGCTCGGGGCGCTACACAAGCTGCCGATACACAAGCCGCTGCCGCTGACCGCGCCGCTGCTCTTCAAAAGGAAATGTTTGACCAGCAAATGGCTGGTCAAGAGCCGTATCGTCAAGCTGGTCTTACAGGGCAAAACCGACTTATGGAGTTGCTGGGCCTTGGTGGTAATACCGGCGCTGCTGGGTATGGCAAATACGCCAAAGATTTTGGTATGTCTGATTTTCAAGCAGACCCAGGGTATGCATTTCGTTTGAGTGAAGGACAGCAAGCCCTTGACAGATCGGCTGCGGCCCGTGGAGGTTTGATTTCCGGCGGCGCTTTAAAAGCCGCGACTCGCTACGGTCAAGACATGGGCTCACAAGAGTACCAAAACGCTTTTAACCGTTACCAGACAAACCGTTCAAACCAGCTTCAACCTTTGGGCAACTTGATGGCGTCGGGTCAATCTGCGGCGTCTAATCAAGGCGCGGCGGCGGGAGCGTATGGTACTAACGCTGGGCAGGCTTACATGGCTGCGGGGCAAGCAATAGGTGCAGGCCAGTTAGGCGTAGGCAATACCATAAACAATGCGCTTGGCACAGCGGTAAGTTCGTATCAAAACCAACAAAACTTTAACAATTGGCTTAACAGTCAAAACCAAATGGGGCCACCTATTTCGGCGATGAATAAGTAAAGGATAAATCATGGCTGATCTAAACGCACTTATCGCCCAAGGCGCTCAATTTCAAGCGCCAATTGACCCGTTTGCACAGTACGCAAAAATGCAGCAATTGCAAGCTGGCGCAAATCAGAGCGCGCTGTCCCAATATCAACTTGAATCTGCCAAACGACAAGACCTTATTCAAAACGCTCTTAGCAATGCTTATGCAAAATCAACTAACCCAGATACAGGTGAAATCGATTACGCACAAGTTCGTAAATCTTTGGCTATGGGGGGCGCGGGTGCACAAATACCCGCACTTGAAGCAGCACGTTTAGCCCAAGCCACAGCAGCGCTTACGCAAGCAAAATTAGCGGGTGAAGTTGAGGCGCAGCCTACAACTTTAGCCGCAGCCAAACAAAAATTATTAACTGACAAGCTAACATTATCACGTTCGTATTTAGATATGGTTAACCCCGCGTCACCCAACGCGCCTGCTCAATTTGAAACATGGCTCAAAGGTAATCATAACGACCCCACAATTGGCCCAGCGCTTGAAGGGCGCGGTATAACTTTAGATAAGTCATTAGCCGCGCTTAATGACGCGATAGCAGCAGGCCCACAAGCATTTTCCGATCTTATAAATGTAGCAAAATTAGGGGTAGAAAAGTTTACTGAACTAAACAAACCTAGCATCCATACGCAAGATACCGGGGTTGGGGGCCAACTTACAGAAGTTCCGGGTTTAGGAGGCGCAGCAAAACCTGTTGTAGGAAGTCAATTTATTAAACAAATGAGCCCGTATGAGCAAGCAATGTTGCCTATTCATCAAGGACAGCTTGGTGTTTCTCAAGGACAACTTGGTGTTGCTAGGTCTAATTTAGGTCTTCATGCAGTTACCGCTGACCCGTTTAATTTAACTGGCGCGCAAACAGCATTTCCACTTGCAAACTTTGGCGGCGGCGGAGGCATACGAGTACCTACTAACGCACTTACGCCGTCGGCCACTGTTACGGCTCCTGCGGTTAACGGGCTTATCCCTAGTACAGTAACTCCACCTGTTGCTGGCACTGGGCGCGGCGGCGCGCCTGCGGCGGTTGCAACTCCTGTAGGCACACCGCCAGTTCCCTTGTCTGTGGCTATTAATCAAGGTTTAACTGGGCCAGACTTGCTTGCAGCTATTCCAAAAGCTGTAGCCGCGCAAGTGACCGCTATTACAGACCACCGCGCTGCGCCACCGCAACGTAACACTACTCGCGGTGACCAGCTTATGCAATTGGTAAATTTGGTTGACCCTACATACGACGCAACATCGTACAAAACCAAACAAGGAATTGAAACCGCGTTTACTGCGGGTCGTCCTGGCACTTTATTGAAATCGCTTAATGTTGTACAAGACCATTTGGGAACTCTTACCGAAGTGGCTAAAGATTTGGGTAACAGTGAAATACCGTTTGTTAACGCTGTAGGCAACAAAATTGCTCAATGGACAGGCCAGCCCGCGCCTAGCAGTTTTGCCGCAGTTAAAACTGTTGTTGCGGATGAATTGACCAAAGCTATTTTAGGCACCGCAGGCGCTCTTGGCGACCGCAACGCAATGAAAGAAGAAATTAACGCCGCAAGTAGCCCTGCGGCGTTATCTGGGGTCATAAATAAATGGCAAAAACTTATCGCAGGTCAAGTTAATGGTCTTAGTGACCAATACAAATCTGGCGGCGGTAACAATCCAGAAATTATTAAGTTGTTTGGCAAAGCCAGAGCCTCCGCAACGGCTGGCGCAGGCGCGCCGGCTGCAAGAGGCGTAGACACAAGCAATCCTTTACTTCAATAATCAGGGGATAAATAATGCCGACCCCCGCTGAAATTTTAGCCAATCCTGATTTTGTCAATGCAAATGCAGCGACGAAACAAGCTATTTTTGATAAGCATGTTGCTACTGACCCAGCTTTTGCAAACGCAAATTCTGAAACACAGCAAGCCATCAAAACACGTTTTGGATTAGCCGCACCTAGCGAAGGAATGCCCATTGCGCGGCGTGAACCCACAATGGGTGAACAAATGTTGGGCACACCTTTAGCACGTATAGCGCTTGGTGCGGCAACGCCGCTTGTTGGAGCAGTTCAAGCAGGCGCAAACATAGGTGATTACATTAATCAAAAGATGGGTACAAAGCCCGTCGTAAGCAAAGCCATCGCCGATTGGTGGAACAATGTCCAAGCCATGAAAGAAAAAGGCATGGAAACGCCGCTTGGCGCCAATACAGACTACATGGGGCTGATTGGAAACGTGGCTACAGGTGTTGCTGGGTTACCATCTAAAGCTGTAACAGCAGGCCAAAAAATGTTGGAAGGGGCCAAAATTGGCGGCGCTTTTGGGTACGCACAACCTGGCACTACTAGCCCGTCTGAAAATTTAGCCACCGGCGTAGTTGGCGCTGGAATTGGTGCCGCCGCGCCAGTTGTAGTTCCTCCTCTTGCGCGCGCTGCGGGTTGGGTTGTAGACACAGCTACCGGCCAACTTACCAAAGTAAAAGCTGCTGATCTGGCTCGTCAAGCTGCGGGCGATCAAATCAACGCTATACGCGCTGCGTTATCTGGCGCTCCTGCTGACGTAAGCCCTGCACAAGCTACGTCAGGCATTCAAAAAAATACTTTTCAGGCATTACTTCAATTAAGCGCGGGAACAGACGCCAACTCACTCCGCTTAAAAAACCAGTACCAAGATCAATTTAATGCTTTGGCTCGAATGGCAGAAGGCGGCAATGCTACTGAAGCGCGCGCAGCGCAAGAACGATCTAAAGAATTGCTAAATCAACTTACGGCTGATATGCGCGCAACTGAATTAGGCGCAGCCAATCAAGCAGGGCAAACGATCAATCAATTGACTCCTAAATTGGAACAAAAACGGGCGGCAGTTGTGCAAGCAGTGCGCCAAGGTATGCCAATAGGCGAGCCGCTTCCCGGCCAAGCTGTAGTGCACCCCGGCACAGAAGCGGCGCAAGCTGATGTACGCGCGCAAACAGGGAAACCAGGCTGGCTTTCTAATGCTGATCGTACTCAAGAGTGGCAACAAACAGCGGATACATTTGGCAAGATAGCTGACCAGCGTCGCACTGAAGCGGGGTTTATTGAACGTCAAATTGGTAGTTTGGCTGACCATGGATTGCAACCCCTTGATACAAGCGGCATTACTTCGGCACTTGACTCAACCATCAACGCGCCGGGCACCCGTGCCAGCCCTATACTTACCAAAACTTTGCAAGCAATTAAAGATGACATCACAACGCTTGCCGAAAAAAATGGCGGAGTTATTGACGCGCATGATTTATACACGCTGCGCAAAGAAGGTTTAAGCGAGCGCATTGCGCAACTGCTTGGCCCCACAGACCCCAAAACTAGCAGCAAATTAACGGCTAAAGTTCTTACGCAAGTTAGGCCGCTAATAGACAAAGCAATTGAAGACGCGGGCGGAACAGGTTGGGGCAAATACCTTAATACTTATTCGCAAGGTATGCAAGCTATTGATCAAAAAGCAATGGCAGCGGAAGCAATGCGTTTGTTTGAAGATTCGCCAGATCAATATGTTAAATTAGTACGCGGTAATAATACAGACGCCGTAGAAGCAATTTTTGGTAAAGGTAGCTACGATATTTTTAAAGAAATGGGCAGCAAAATGCCTACACTTAACAAAATTGCTACCGAACTAGAACAAAATGACGCGATAAGTAAAGCCGCCAAAGCAGGCGCGCCAGAACTGGCAAACATTTTGGATAACCAAGGTCTCAAGTTTAGGTTTCCTTTTATGAACCGCGCAACTTCGGTTGCAAACTTGGCGATTAGTGATTTAGAAGGCCGCGTAAGCAACGCAACAATGGCTAAATTGCGTGCTGGTACGGCAACAAACCAAAGCACTTTAGAGTTGCTTGACACTTTGCCTACAGCGGATAAAAACGAGGTTTTAAAAGCTTTGGTTAATTATGGAAGCACGGCCAACAAAGCCGCTACCGCCACGGTGGCAACGCAACCAGTAAACGCTCTAGCGGGCGTGCTTAACAAAAAATCTAAACAAAACGCATTGGCACCATGATGGACCAGCAAACAATCAACCTTATTCTAGGCGGTTGCATGGGCGTAGCCGGATGGTTCGCCCGTGAGTTGTGGACAGCAGTACAAGACCTTAAAACTGACCTTGCCAAGCTGCCAACGATCTACGTTGTTCGTCAGGACTACAAAGAAGATATGCGCGAGATCAAAGAAATGCTAAGCAAGATTTTTGACCGGCTAGAAAACAAAGCAGACAAATGACTAATGCGCGGCGTCATACTCTTTTTGGCGCTGGTCACGGTATCGGTCGCCCAGGACAAGTTAATCCTAAATGCGGAGCCGCCCAAGAAGCCCAAGCCGCAGCCCAAACAACCAAGCTGCGCGGTGCAGGAGTTATACGCCATAGCCTGGTCAACGCACGATCCAGCAGAGCGCCACAAAGCCATGCTGACGTGGCTGGATAAGTCAAAGTGTAGCGTGGATGACTACACGCTTATTTGGAACAATTTGCCAGAGTGGGCAGGAACATCGGATAGCCCAGCTTTACGGGCAAAGATTATGGAGAAAGCAAGATGAACGATAAAGACAAGTTGGTTTCTGTCGTGACTTACATGGTTACATCGACACTTTGTATAGTTGTTCTTTCATTAATAGGCGCTTTAATACATGGGTTGTTTGTTAAAGAAGTAGACAACAAGGCAATCTTTGAAATCATATCCCCAGCATTTCAGACCATTATTGGTGGCTTGATTGGTTGGCTTTCGGGCCTTAAAGTAGGTTCACACATAGAAGAGGAGAAGCCAAATGGCTCTTGATCCTGTATCCGCATTGCTTGACATTGGTGGCAAAGTATTAGACCGAGTTTTTCCTGATCCTGCCCAACAAGCAGCAGCCAAACTAGAATTGATGAAGCTCCAGCAGTCGGGTGAGTTAGCCCAGCTTGCCGGACAAATGGACATCAATAAGATTGAAGCTGGAAGCTCCAACGTCTTTGTATCCGGTTGGCGTCCTAGCATTGGCTGGGTATGCAGTGCAGGATTTGCTGTGCAATTTGTTATTGGCCCACTAGCCGAATGGGGTTCCGCTTTGGCGGGACATCCCGTTAAATTTCCCACGATGGACACCGGCACAATGATGCCTTTGCTTTTGGGAATGCTTGGCCTGGGGGGTATGCGTACGGCTGAGAAGATGCAAGGTGTGGCTGCAAAATGACCCCGCATTTTTCTCTGGCAGAATTAACTGTTACCGATCACCGAGAGTTTAAAAATGAACCTAACCCTAGTGAAATTGCAAATCTCCAACGCTTGGCTGAGTTGCTGGAACAAGTTAAAAGCGTTTTGGGCGGCGTACCAATCATGGTCAACAGCGCATTTCGGAGCAAAGAAGTAAATGACGCGGTAGGCAGCAAAGATACCAGCCAGCATCGGCTCGGCTGCGCTGCGGACATCCGCGTGCCAGGTATGGTGCCAGACGCCGTAGTCAAAGCAGTTATCGCGGCCAAGCTGCCGTTTGACCAATTGATCCGCGAGTTTGACCGTTGGACGCACATTAGCGTACCCAATGACCCCAAGGGCAAGCCTCGGGGCCAGGTGCTAATCATCGACAGTAAGGGTACTCGCCCGTACTAACTGCATAGCGTCCTTCAGGTCACCGCGCAGTTGCTCCAAAGCATCTTGCTGGGTCTGTAGGCGTAGATACGCCTCCAGCGCAAATTTTGCTAAGTTTTCATTTGTCCAGGCGGCGAAATTTGGTGTGTTTTGCATTTGGTTTAGGGCAGTCTTTGGGTGGAACGATAACGCACCATACGGCTTGTGCTGGCGCTTGGTGTTGGGCTTTTGTCCAGCTACCAACATAAGAATCTGGCATATTACGGAGCGCCGCATAAATTGAATCAGTCTTGCGGTCTAATTGTTCGGCTAAGTCCAATACAGTCATGCCGTCACGATGCCGACGCAACAAGCGCCGGATGTGGGGGTGGTTAGCGGGGATCAAGAATTGCGCTCCTTGAGTTTGGCTTCTGCCCACAATGCGCCAGCACCAAAACCTCCATCTGTCCAAATTGCGGTTGTTTTTTCATTATCCGTCAACCCTACCCACGGGCGCTGGTACACCTGTGTGTCATCATCATCATCTAGCTTGTCTTGCGCCGCTGTCTTCTTGCTTTGATAGCCTGTCATCATTTCCCCCAAATCGCAATAGCGATCATTGTCAAGCCAACTACCACAAACATCAAAGCAATCAAGCCCTTGACGCTGGCAGCAAGATCATCTATTAAGTCAGGCTCAAGCCCATTGTTTCGGTTCATAAACGCCTCGTTGGCTTCTTGAGCGCGTTGCTTGCGGATAGGGCAGTCACGCCCTTGGGTGCAGTTACCAAAATCGTTGCAGCATTCAGTCATTTGTATTCCTTTAAACGTGTGTTTAGACGCTCTATACGGGTCATATTCATGTCAAGCACAGCTTGGGCATACTCAACTGCCGCCTCTGCTTCCAAGCGGTCTAAATGGGCTTGCGCCAGTTCGCGGGTTATGACCTCTGCTGGCGTCAAGTCGCGGTAGTAGTCTTTCAAAAACTTAATAAATTTCATGGTAATTTAGCTTCCTTTAGTAGTTCAAGTCTCTCCCGCGCGACGCGCAGGGTGTTGTACCGCTGGTGCATACGCTCCAGTACGGATACTCTTTTGAGCGTATTGCGCTCGTTGTTCAGTAAGCCCAGCACTTCCTCTTCGGTCAGTGTGGGCAGACGGTCATTTAGACTTCGCCAAGTGTTTTTCAATTCGTGTCTCCAGTTTGGTGATCAGGTTAACGCAGCGGTCGTACGCCCGGTAAGTGGCGTTCAACTGGCGCGCGCGCGCTTTGAGTTCGGCCTTGGCCGCTTTGAGTTGTGCTTTCAATTGATTTAACATAGTTCTTCCATAGCAATATCAGAAATAGCGCGTTTGTCGTGCAGCGCGGCCCAGATGCGTTCGTCCACCGTCTTGTTGGTCAGCATCACGTAGCACCACACGTCATGCCGCTGGCCGCTACGATGCAAGCGCCCGATGGTCTGTTCATACAACTCAAGCGACCAGGGCAGGGACAGAAAGACGATCCGGCACCCGCCGTACTGGAGGTTGAGCCCGTGGCCTGCTGACTTGGGGTGGACAAGCAGTAACTCGATGGTGCCTGCGTTCCACCGCTCAATTGCCCGGTCGTCGTCAAGTGTCTGAGCATGGGGGTAACGCCGCTTGAGTTCGGCCAATTCCTCTTGATAGTTGTAAACAATAAGCGTGTTAGCACGTTGGTTCTCCTCCAGTAACTCATGCAGCCGGTCAAACTTGGCCGTGTCAAACCACACTGGCGTCTGCACCGTCACCCACTTGCCAGGTATCTCCGATGGGCTCTGTACGGTGTGGTACACAAATCCGCTGGCAAGCTGCTGCAATTTGCCGGTCACCACAGCAGCGTTGATGGCCGTGATGTCTTGCAGCTTAAAGTCTTTCTTCATGGTGTCGTAAGGCTTGCGGTCGTACAGATCGCAGCGCACTTCTACCGTATGGAGCGGGGGCAGCTTGTCGCTATACTCACCGGCGTCCAAGACAAAAGTGGCAGGCTTTATCACGGCCATTACTTTCTCAAGACTGCCCTTGCGCGGTGCCCACTCACCAAAGTCTGGGTTGATTAGCACGAAATACTGCTGCTGGAATGCGCTTTTGCTGCGGCCCAACAGGCTCTGGTCAACGATCTTGCACTGGCCGAACACATCCTCCAAACCGTTGCTGGTAAACGAGCCGGTCAGTCCCCAACGAATCTCAATAGGCGCAAGGAATTTGAGCAAGTCTTTGAAGCGCTTGCCGCTAGGATTCTTGAGCCGCGTCAGTTCGTCAAACACCACCGCGTCAAAGGTGCCTGTGGGCAAGTTCTCGTAGTTGGTTACCACCACCTGGGCGTTGGACGCCAGCGCAGCAGCCCGCTGCTTGACCGAGCCCACGGCCACGGCCAGCGTCACGTCGGGTGCCCACTTGCGCTGCTCGACCGGCCAGACGCTGGTAGCGACCCGCTTGGGGGCCAACACGAGGAAGCGCTTAACGTGCCCGTCCTTGAGCATGGCCTGCATGGCCGTGAGCGTGATGGCCGTCTTGCCCGCACCCACAGGGGCGAGGATCATCGCCCTGTCGCGCTCGTACAGGAAGTCAGCCGCCTGCTCTTGATAGGGCCGCAAATTCATCGACTTGTTCCTTCATCCATATACACATATACCTCTGATTGAGCCGCGCCATGTCTGCCGCAAACAGCTTTTGCAATTCTGATAACCTACCGCCCTTGGTCTTGAGTTCCACAAACCAAGTGCTGCCGTCAGGCAAGCAAGCTATCCTGTCCGCTACGCCCTTGCGCCCCGGCGAGGTGAACTTGTAGGTCTTACCACCAAGCCGCTCCACCGCCCAGACAAAATGATTTTCTACATCTTTTTCTTTCATGTCAAGAAGTTTAGCACAAAAAGTTGTGGTACAGTTGTGGCTCACAAACACTAAAGGACTCTAAATGCAGCATTCCAGTATCGTCGGCGGTAGCACCGCCAAGAGGGTAATCAACTGCCCTGGCTCTGTGGCCTTAGTTGCCAAGATGCCACCCAAGCCCAGCAGCAAGTACGCTGACGAGGGCACGCTCTTACACAACGTCATCGCAGAGATCGTGATGTCCGGCCAAAGTTCAGAGCATTACCTTGGCACCAAGTATGAAGACCAAGTGCTGACCCAAGAACTGATAGACAACAAACTAAACCCCGCCTTGCGCGCGCTGGACGAGATTGACCCCAAGCAGGAGATGGAAATTGAGGCTGAGACAAGCGTTAATTTCGGTGACCTACTACCTGGTGTGTTCGGTTCAACTGATCTTATCGGTCGCCTTGGCAATCGTGCTGTTGTGCTGGATTGGAAATTTGGCGATGGTGTGGCTGTTGAGGTCGAAGAGAATATGCAACTGATGTTCTACGCCGCTGCCGCCATGCGTACGCCAGCCGCTCAGTGGGCCTTTGAGGGCGTGACCGAGATTGAGATGGTCATCGTGCAGCCGCCCGCCGTCAAGCGCTGGGTGACCACACCAGCGCGCATTGCTGAGTTTGAATTGCAATTGGTGCAGGCCGTCAAGATGAGCGAGAAGAAGACCGCTCCGCTGCGCTCTGGCGATCACTGCCGCTGGTGTGCCGCTAAGCCGGTGTGCCCACAGATGACCGGCGCAGTCGAGCGCGCCTTGCAGACAACCATTGACAACCTAGACCCGCCGACCATTGCCACTTATCTCAAAAACGCTGATATGCTGGAGCAGTGGATTACTGATCTGCGGGCCTTGGCGCTCCAGTTGCTGGAGTCTGGGGCCAAGCTGCCTGATTACAAACTGGTCGCCAAGCGGGCGATCCGTTCATGGACTGACGAGGACAAGGCCAAGGTCGCCCTGTTCGCGTTCGGTCTGACTGAATCTGAGGTGTTGGAGACTTCCGTGATCTCTCCGGCCAAAGCTGAGAAGGCGCTCAAAAAGCGCAAGCAGGCTTTGCCGGGTGATCTGGTGGTCGCCATCTCTTCAGGTAACACTTTGGCAAGCGCGGATGACCCGCGCCCCGAGGTGATGCTCTTGGGTAAGCAATTAACCGCTGCCCTTTCTAAACTTCAATAAAGGTACAGAAATGTCCAATTTAGTAGCGTTCTCCCAAGCGGGCTTGCCCGCAGTTTCCTCCCTCGCAACTTCCCTGCGGGCTATCCAATCCGATGTCGGCCCAGCCGGTACGGTCATCCTGAAAATGGACAAGACCGGCCATTGGGTGTTTGGTGCAGACCAAACCGAAATCGAAGACGACAGCACCTGGGCGGTCAACCCTTTTTCCTTTGTCCACGGCTTTATTGCTTGGGGTGACGGCGAGGTGTTGGGCGAGAAGATGGTGCCCGTGTCCCAGCCCCTGCCGGACTTGGACGGCGCGCCCCCAGCAGCCAAGAAGGGTTGGGAGACTCAGGTGGGTATGAGTCTGAAGTGTCTGTCTGGCGAAGACAAGGGCATGGAAGCCCGCTTTACGACCACTTCGGTGGGCGGCAAGCGCAGCGTCCAGACCTTGGCCGTGGCCTTGGCAGATCAGGTCGATAAAGACCAAACCAAACCAGTGCCGGTCGTGCGCCTCAAAAAGGAGCATTACCAACATAAGTCGTATGGCCGGATTTTCACGCCGGTCTTCGAGGTGGTGGAATGGTTGACTTTGGAAGGCGAAGCTGAGCCCGCCAAGGTCGAGGAAGCACCAGCCCCAAGTCGTCGTCGTCGCGTAGCGGCC